CTTTTAATGGCTTGTGTATCTTTATGATCTTATCGTGTAATTCACATACATAATATTCACATAGGGGTTATTTTCCTCTATTAGCCAATCCATATCTACATCATAACTCTCAATGAAACAATGAGAGCCTAATTGATAGAAGCATCCGCAACCATTGTTACCGCCATTGTCTACTCTGACTGGTCTACCTTCTAGGTAAGCATCTAATATCTCTTTGTGTTTTTTATGTATTAGTTTGTAGAGCACATCTTCATCATCAAAGTATCCTTGTGTCTCATCAATTGCCCAATTTCTTCTATTCGGACTATTGGCAAGTTTATGTTTCCAAATAACTATCCAGTCTCCACTATCATATAACTTTTTTATTTCCTCTACTTTCATCTTCTTATCCTTAATTAGTTAATTTCGACCTTTATTATACCATAGATATACCTTTGAAATATATTAAGTACATTTTATATCTTTACTCATTATTGTATAATATATCAATTTAATTAAGGTTTTGTAATGACAGATGAAGAAACAAGCAACAAAGATTTAGTATCTATTCACACAGAAGCACTAAGACAGTTTGATGATATACAATCAGCATTACATAACGAACGACAACAATGTCTAGATGATAGACGTTTCTACTCTATTGCAGGGGCTCAATGGGAAGGCGATATAGAAACCTTCTTTGAGAATAAGCCAAAGATAGAAGTAAACAAAATCCACCTCTCAGTAATAAGAATCATTAACGAATACAGAAACAATAAGATTACAGTAGACTTTACTTCAAAGGATGGAGTAGAAAACGATGCATTAGCAGATACTTGTGATGGACTATATCGAGCAGATGAAAACGATAGTAATGCAGATGAAGCATATGATAACGCATTTGAAGAAGCAGTAGGTGGTGGAATTGGTGCTTGGAGATTAAGAGCAGATTATGAAGACCCTTATGATGATGAAGATGAACGGCAAAGAATCTTTATCGAGCCTATTTATGATGCAGATACAAGTGTATTCTTTGATTTAAATGCTAAACGACAAGACAAGAGTGATGCTAAACATTGTTTTGTACTTACTTCAATGACAACAGATGCATTTGAAAGAGCATATAGTGATGCTCCAGTATCAGTTGATAAAACAATTACAGGTGTAGATTTTGATTGGACGACAGCAGATGTAGTTTATAAAGCAGAATATTATGTATGTGAATTACACGATAAGATCATAAAGATATACAAGCCATTAAAAGGTGATGAAGAAAGATATAGCCAGGAAGAACTTGATAATGATGAAGACCTAGAAGATAAGTTAATAGCACAAGGTTATAAATTTGTTAGAGAAAAGAAAGTTAAGCAAAAGAAAATCCATAAATACATCCTAAGTGGTAACAAAGTATTAGAAGACTGTGGAATCATTGCAGGAAATAATATACCTATTGTACCTACTTATGGTAAGCGTTGGTTTATTGATAATATAGAGCGTGTTATGGGTCATGTTAGATTGGCAAGAGATGCACAAATCTTAAAGAATATTCAATTGTCTAAACTTGCAGAAATAGCAGCACTAAGTCCAGTTGAGAAGCCTATATTTACACCAGAGCAAATTGCAGGACATGAGAATACTTGGAGAGATGATAATGTAAAAAACTATCCTTACTTACTATTAAACTCTATGGAAGACGTAAATGGCAATCTTATGCCAGCCGCAGCACTTGGATATACAAAGCCCCCACAAATACCACCAGCACTAGGTGCAATTATGCAAGTTACAGAACAAGACATGAGGGAAGTATTAGGCGATCAAGCATCTGGTGAGAAGATGATATCTAACATAGCAGAAGATACAGTACAATTAATTCAAGAGCGTTTAGATATGCAAACATTTATCTACATGTCTAACTTTGCCAAAGCTATGAAAAGAAGCGGTGAGATTTGGTTATCAATAGCTAAAGATATTTTTGTGGAAGATGATAGACAAATGAAGATTATTAATAAAGAAGGTAAGTCATCAATAGTTAAAATAGGTATCCCATATGAAAAAGAAGATGGAACTATTGAATATCAAAATGATTTATCTAAGGCAAAGTTTGGTGTTAACGCATCAGTTGGAGCAGCAACAAGTACAAAGAAAAATGCAACTGTTAAAAACTTACTTAAAGCATTAGCAGCAACAACAGACCCAGAAGATCAAAAAGTATTATCTGGTTTAATTATGATTAATATGGAAGGCGAAGGGCTAGATGAAGTAAGACAATACTTTAGAAATAAACTTGTAAGACTTGGAGCAATACAACCAAGTGAAGAAGAATCAGCTAAGTTACAAGATGAAGCTAAGAATCAACAACCAACACCAGAAAGTAATTATCTTAATGCAGAAGCAGAGAAAGCTAAGGCAAACGCTCAGAAAGCTAAAGCAGATACTATTAAATCAGTTGCACAAGCAGAGGAAACGAATGCTAAGACAGCAGAGATATTATCTAGTATTGACAGAGAAGATAAAGACCAGGTAATGAGAATATTAAAAGAACTTCAAACTATAACAACGGAGCAACAACCAGCACCACAACCACAAGTAATTTCATAGAGTATCTATCAAGGTATTCTATTGAGATTATATCTCCTACAGTATCCGTACCACTGTAGACTATTAAACAGGACGAGATAAGCTGGAAAGGCAATAGATGAGTCAAGACGAAACGGTAGTAGAAGCAAAGGAAACAACAGAAGAAGTTCAAGAGGAAACAGTAGTAGTCGAAGAAGTAGAGAGTGAGCAATCACAAACACCTACAGAAGATAACGCTAGTGAAGAATCAGGGGACTTAGTTGTATCATTTGGTGACGAGGAAACACCACCTCAAGATGACGAAAATAAGGAAGCTCCAGAGTGGGTTAAGCAGTTACGAAAAGATAGTAAAGAAAACGCTAAGAAAAACAAGGCTTTGCAAAAAGAACTTGATGAACTTAGAGGTGCAGACAAGAAGCCAGAAACTTTAACACTTGGTGATAAACCAACTTTAGAGAATAGCGATTATGACGAAGAAGTATTCCAAACAAAGATGGATGATTACTACGACAGAAAAAACAATATTGCTAAACAAGAAGTTGCACAAGAAGAACAAGTAAAGGTTAGACAACATGAAGCGAAAAAGATATACGAAAACTATGCAGAAAAGAAAGAGTCTTTAAAAGTTAAGGACTACGACAATGCAGAAGAGAATGTATTAGAAGCTTTATCACCAGAGTTACAAAATATTATCTTATTAACAGCACTAGACCCAGCTAAAGTTGTATATGCTTTAGGAACAAACGAAGCTAAACTTAAAGAGTTATCAACGATCAAAGACCCAATTAAATTTGCAGCAACTGTTGCAAGAATGGAAACAACATTGAAAACTAGCAACAGAAAGAAAGCCCCTGCACCAGAGAAGAAAGTAGAAGCTGGAAGCGGTAGCAAAGGTACGAATGATGCCACTCTTGATAGATTAAAAGATGAGGCTTACAAAAGCGGAAACTTTTCAAAGTATACCGCATATAAAAAACAAATCAAAAGGAATAAATAATGTCATTTCCAAAGGAAATATTAGTAGCTTGGGATAAGCTAACAGAAGAATTTGAAGATTTATTAGTACTGTCTAATGCAGTAATGTTAGGTGGAAACTTTGCAGGTGCATCTCAAGAAAGAACAAACGATACACAATGGAAGCCACAACCTTTTATTATGAACTCAGAAGATGGAACAAACCAAACTGGTAACTTTCAAAGTTCAAACGGTCTAGTAGTTCCTGTAAGAGTTACTATTAGAAAATCAGTACCTTGGACTTTCTCAGATTTAGATTTAAGAGATCCATTACAGTTTGAGAGAACATTAAGAGCAGCGAAACAAAGATTAGCATCTGATATTAACGTATCAGTTAATGCAGTTTGTGCAGAACAAGGGTCTATTGTTGTTTCACTTGCAACTGCTGCGTCTGGTTATGATGATGTAGCCCTAGTAGATACTGCAATGAATCAAAGAGGTATCACAACAGATGATAGATACTTAGCTTTAAGTTCAGCAAACTACAACTCTATGGCTGGTAACTTGGCAGAAAGACAAACAGTATCTGGTATTGTTTCTAAAGCATATCAAAAAGCTTTACTTGGTGAAGTAGCAGGGTTTGAAACACTTAAATTAGATTATGGTAATACTTTGGCAGCAGCAACAGCAACTGGTGTAACTATTAATGGTGCAGGTCAATTCTTTGTCCCATCTCCTACAACTACAGTTGGATTAGATGAAATCAATCAAGATAATAGATATCAAACTATTGCAATAACTGTTACAGGTAATACAGTTGCAATTGGTGATGCGTTCACAGTTGCAGGTGTTAATTCAATTCACAACATCTCTAAAACAGATACAGGTGATTTACAAACATTTAGAATTCATTCAATTGTAACTGGTGCTGGTGGTACTGGTACGATTCAAATTTCACCACCAATGATTTCTAATGGTGGAGCAAGTGATATTGAAAAACAATATCAAAATGTTTCAGCTACAGCAGCAAATGGTGCAGCAATTGTATTCTTGAATACTACAACTAAAGTGGTTAACCCATTCTGGAAATATGATTCTATCGAATTAACTCCAGGCGTTATTGCTCCAGAAGATGCAGGTATTGAAAAGCTTGTTTATACAACAGAGCAAGGCGTACAACTTTGTTTACAAAAACAACAAGATATTAACACATCAACGGCTAAATATCGTCTAGATGTATTCTATGGGGTAACTAATAAAAACCCACAAATGAATGGTATCTTGATTTTCGATCAAGTTTAGTGTATAGGGATTAATTTCCCTATATATGATATAATAAGCTTTATAGAGTGAATATGCTTTATTCTCTAAAACTTATTTAAGGAATTAGAATGTCAACAATGTTATATAAAACACCTAGTAAAAATAAATCTTGTCAAGGTAATACTGGGTTTGTTACAGTAGACAAAGTTAAGTTTGACTATGTGATAGTGGAAGATGAAAACACAGCTGCTTATGTATCTAAAGGGTGGTCAAAGTCAGCAGATGCAAAGCCCAAAAAAGTAGTAAAGAAAGTGGCAAAATCTCTCTTAGAGGACTAATCAATGTCATATACAAAAAAAGAACTAATTGAAATGGCTTTTGAAGAAATTGGATTAGCTAATTACAATTTCGATTTACAACCAGAACAGTTTCAAAGTGGATTAAAAAGACTTGATCTTATGATGGCTACGTGGAATAAAAGAGGTATCCGTATCGGTTATCCTTTATCTTCTAGTCCTTCCACAAGTAATCTTAATGATGATACACAAGTGAGAGACTCAGCACTAGAAGCTATTTACTCAAACTTAGCTTTAAAGATTGCCCCTTCATTTGGTAAAACTGTGTCAATGGATTTAAAGATAAATGCTAAAAGTACTTATCTTAGTTTATTAAGAGATACAAGCGAGATACAAGAGAGACAATTTACCAAACTTCCAAGAGGTGCAGGAAATAAACCTTGGAGATATAACAAGTATAATACATTTATCAATCCAAATGATACAGCAGTAGATGTAGCACAAGACAGTCAATTAGATTTAACTTAAGGAAAAAATATGCAAATTAACCAACTTTCGACAGCCAACCCATTGCAAACAAGTGATTTATTAGTAATATGGAGTAATGCAAATAGCGACTCAAGAAAAGCAACAATAGGAGCACTCACAACACTTCTGGAAACTAGCCTTAACTTAGATGATAAGAAGAATAGTTTTACTACACAATATTCCAGCCCTAACTTAGAAGCTTTTAATGTAGTCATCACAGATTCAAGTGCTAACACCTGGTCAATTATAACACCAACTGGTGCATTTACAGACATGACTATAACACTTCCTGCAATAGCAAATGCAGTTGACAAACAAGAGATACTTATTAATTGTACTCAAGCTATTACAACGCTAACAATT